CAGTTCAGTCTCATTGAAACTTACTCCAGGTATCACACCAGCATAATACTTTACATAATCCCAACTAATCCTCTTCGCCTGACTAAACGTAGGTGCAACCAAAGCTACCCTTGGTCTTGGCAACGGACAAGTCAAAGCATGTTTTATCATATGATTGACAGCAAACACAGTTTTACCAAATCTCCTGTGCATAACTAGCACATTCCATCTCTTCAAGTCTCTGTGCATCTCTGCCTGTAAGTCTCTAGGCTTATATGGTATCTTTACTTGCATCTGTTTCCCACACTATCCTTATCGCACCATCAGTTAACTCAACACCTGTCCTCTGCTTGATCTCACCAAACTTCTCTGGTAACACCTTCTGCACCTTCCAGCGAACATGCGTGGCATAATCCCTCAGTAAGTTAGGATCGTACATCTTACGCTTATGCAACGTATCTAAGAACATAGTCTCTAACTCTTCTAATGTTTTCTCAGCAGATTGCTTCTGTGCAGTACGAACTACATCATTTAACTGCTCATCCTTTGCCATGTGTCTGTAAAAGGTAGCTCTGCTAACCTTTTCATCTTTGCAAGCCTGATACAGACTATATCCGTCTGTAATCTTGTTTATGATCTTGTTTTTCTTGTATTTGCTAATCGTCATTGTGTGTTTCTATGGTGTATATATTGTTGACTATATAGAGCCTGTGCCTTGTCGGTCTGTATGGCAAAAAAAAGACTCCCCTATACTGCTGTAACTTATACTTTGTTTTGTTTTTTGTACTGCTGTTCATTATCTACTATGCTGTATAACATTGTCTCAATATATAACTATAAGAGGATAAAATTCGCAACATAAAACATTAATAATAAAACTTTTTTTATAATAATAGTTGACAATAATAAACCAATGGTTATTATAAAAAGCAACAACAACTAAACAAAGGTAAAAAACAATGAAGAAAAACTTTACAACTAAAGATAGATATCAATTACTTACTGATAAAGTTATTGAGTTAATGCAACAACATGGTACAAACTGGACTAAGCCATGGGCAAGTTCTGTTTCAAGTTCACATCATAACAAGTTTACTAAAACAATGTATAAAGGCACAAATACATTCTGGACTGGTCTTAGTTGCTATATAAATGGCTTTACATGCAATGAATGGGCAACATTTAAGCAATGGAAAAAGCAAGGTTACAATGTGAAAAAAGGTAGCAAAGGAACAGATATATTTTATTTTGACTTTATTGAAGTAAAAAATCCTGACAATAAAGAAGAAAAAGATATTATCCCAATGCTTAAAGGCTTTGTTGTTTTCAATGGTGAGCAAATTGAGAATTACGCACCAAATAAAATTGAAGATAATAAAATAGTTTTTGATAACAAAAGAATTGAAGATTTGATTGTTACATCAAAAGCAAAGATAAAGCATGGTGGGGATAAAGCTTTTTATAATACTAATCATGACTTTATCCAAATGCCAAACAAACAAGACTTTACTGGAACTGATACAAGTACAAATGAGCAAAGCTATTATAATACTTTGTTGCATGAGCTAAGTCATTGGACTGGACACAATTCAAGACTTAATAGGGAGTTTGGAAAAAGGTTTGGTAGCAATGCGTATGCTTTTGAAGAATTAGTTGCTGAAACTTCCAGTTCATTCTTATGCTGTTTACTTGGCTTAAATCATACTCCTAGCAAGGACAATGCAACATACTTAAATAATTGGCTTGAAGTCCTGAAAAAGGATAAGAAAGCAATGGTTAAAGCATTTGGAATGGCACAAAAAGCAAGCGATTATATTCTTCAATATGATGCTGAACTTAAGAAAGCTGCGTGATCTTATTACTCTAATAGCTCAGGCATTGTGCCTGAGTTATAGGAGCTATAAGAAAGCTCACAACAACAAAGGAGTATAAACAATGAATGAAACAAAAAACTTTGATTGGCATTTATCTAATGGCTTTACGTTTTTAGCCATTGAGTTAAAAAGTCCAGGGGAATGGTCAAGACATTATGACTTGAGTAATTGCCTTGGCAATATGCAAAGTAAACCAACAATAATAAATCTTTTCTATACACACAAAACAACAGAAGTAAATGGTTTTGGTGGTTTAGATTATGAACAACAACATGGTAAGCCTATTTTATTAGGCTGTTATTACATCAAAGGCAAAGGAAAAAACTTTACAATGAAGGGAATAGATAAAGATATTTCAAAGAAGTTTTTTACTAAGACTTTTGAAAACAATAAACAATATATTGAGGAGCAATAACAATGACTAATCAAGACACACAAAAAGATATTATTATTTCATATTACAATGAAATACATAACGATAAACGATTAGAGAATATAAAAGGAAGATATACAAAAAGCTCTATTCTAAATTTATTTGAGAATATTATTGACCAATTAGACAAATCTAATGAGGAGCAAAAACAATGAATAAAAAACTTTTAAAACTGCATATAGAAAATGCAACTCCAAAAAAATATACATTACATGAAATAATAAAACTAAATGCAGAAATATTATTGTTTCTAATGTTTTGTATTTACTTATTGGTAATCTATATAATTTGGGCATAGAGAAACGAAACAAGTTACAGGCTAGTCTATATCATAAAATTGCTTTAGCTAGTCTGTAGCCTTCTTAAATCGTCATTAAACAACTAAAGGAGTAAAGACAATGGCTAACAAAACAATAAACATTGCACCAGATTGGAAAACAAGTGCTGAAATAATAATCTTAGTTTTACAAAATAAAAACTTAGATAACAAAGGTTTTCAAAATGTTTTTGAAATGGTGAGGGAAATGGGAAGTAATTTAGATTTTGCAAATCATAAAATAAAAAAACTTCAAGAGAAAATAAATTTTTATCAAAATTATGTTAAGGAACAAAACAAATGATAAAAGAAAGCATAACCAAAGAACAGTATAAGCAAATACGAACACGGCTAAAATATACTCAAGCTGAATTTGCAACAGAACTGGGAATAGATAAACAAACAGTTTCCAGACATGAAACAGGAGAAAGAGCAATCAGTAAGCAAACAAGTATATTGATTGGCTATGTATTAGAGAAACAAAAATAGGAGAGAAAGATGCAACAAATTAATGAAGATACAATAACATTAGAATGGTCTACTGATGACGTTTTAGAACAATGTGACTGGCTTACTAAAGAGCAAGCAAGACATGTTTTAAAACAATGTTTAGACAAACATGATTGCAATATTGGTTTATCATGGGATGTTATAGACGACATTGCATGGACATTATATCCAAACAACGCATAGTATTACATACTAAGCATTGCATACTAAACATAGTATAATATGCAATACATAATATACTATTAGAGCAATACTATAATATAGTTTATTAATTAATATTATAGTTTATATACTAAGCTTAATATATGCAATGCTTAGTATGCTAAGCATAGTATAGTAATATGCCGTAGCATAATAGATTGGAGGGTAACATGAAAAGTAAAAATCACCAAGAAAAAAAATCAACAAGTAAAAAAAAGAAAGATTTGATTGAAAGATTGCAGCTTGATTTGATAAACATAAAATTTTTTAAAGATGAAATTGAGAGACTACAAACTCAAATAACAGAGTGTCATTTAGAAATAAAACAAGCATACGAAAAGATAAAAAAGAAAGAGCATCAAATATTAGATAACAAAGAAATGATTATTGCAAACAAAAGAGGTCTCACTAATACTGAAAATCATCTTAATACTTTGATGCAGAACTTAAAACTGGAGGAGTAACAATGACTGAGGAAAAAATTATTATTTGTTTTAGATGCAAAATAAAAATGAATAAAACAGAACTAAAAGGCGTTTACAAATGTCCAGCTTGTGATCTTGTAGAAGAGAAAGAGGAAATGACAGAGAAATATATTAGAGACAAGTATATAGAAGTTAAAGAAAAAAGACTTAATGGCATCATATCAAAAAATCTTTTAGATTGAAAAAAAAATGAGAGGGAAAATCCCTCTCATTCACAACAACTAATGAAGTAAAACTTCAGCTACATTCTACACAATAGAGGAGAAAGATCAATCATAAATACTATCTTTGTGAACATAGGTTGGTTGCCTGATAACTCTGCCATACTCTATTTCTTTAGCTGCTCTTGGATCATCTTCAAACCTATCTTCGCTATCATCATATTTCTTTTTTCTTTTCTGCATGTCTTTGAAAAGCTGACGTAATTCATTGTACTCATTTCTTATCTTGCTTTTCTTTCCCATCTTCACTTCCTAGACTGCCATAACCACAAATGTCTATCCAGCTATCTGTATGCTTTTCATTTTGCACAAGTCTGGCTATTTTTAAAGCTATCATACAAAGATAAACCATTCTAACAGAAATTTGCACACCAATAATAGCTGACCATAACTTAGCTATCCTTGCATGATTATCATACGCATTGCCATAGTCTTTTGCTCTATCCCCAGTAACAAGAGCCTTGGCTTTGTCTAGTGCCTGATCTCTTCTCATATTTTTTCCCTGACAATATAAAACCAAGTATCAATATCAACTTCACAAACTAAGTCTTGATTAGTTGAGAAGCCATGCTCGAATACATTTAGCCTAATAACACACTTGATTGGGTGGTTGTTGTATTTGTAAATCAAAACAGGCTGCTTGTCTCCACAGTTACTTACTGCTTGATCCCACCAGCTTTGTTTGTAGGTAGTGCCTTTTTGATATGCTTTACATTCTATTGACCAGCCAGGAATCTCTATATCTGCACCACCAACTTGATACTGGTCTAAGTTTCTCCTAGCATCATAACCAAGAGCATGCTTGATGAGTGAGCAAATCTTTCTCTCAAAAGATGCACCTTTGTCTCTACTGTTTGCCATTACAAAAGCAATCCTTGTGTAAGTGGAACATGTCCTGTTTCATAACATTTACTTTCTTTCTTAGGATAATCTAATATTGGATAATTAAGTTTTGATAAAATATTTTTTTTATCTTTCTTTGAAGCAACAATATAAATGTATCTGTGTTTTCTTGGTCTTTCTGTATGTTCATAAACATCAGGGTTTGATAATCTTTCTTGTAAAGATACTTGCTCACACAAAGTTTTACTATGTTTGTTTGAGCCTATTACTCTCCATTCGTTTCTTTTTGCTGATATACCTGTGTATAAAAAATTTGTTGCTTGGTAAATATAACCATTATGATTCATACTTGTATCTGCATACGAAACCACAATACTAATTTTTGGAAGTAGTTTGAGAGATTTAGATATTAATATTGATGCTTCATTTTGTTTGTTATTCAGTAAACACAAACGATTAAGTTCTCTTACATTTGTCTTGTATTCCTCACCACAAATTCCTTTTGCTAAAGAAGGAGAGGGTGGTGATCCATAGGTAATGACACCAACAAGATCTGTACCATCAAACAATCCAAAAGAATATGTTATGTGTGGTATTCTTTTTGCGTAATGAATATTCAAAAGCCAATCATAAGTTTGTTCGCTTTTGATTTGCAAAACTTTATAATTTGCCAACCATTCTCTCCTGTGCTTCTTTCATAAAGTCATTAGCCTTTACTTGACCATCAGTAGCTAACTCTATCTTGTTGAGTGTGTCAGGTCTAGGAAACCTTTTACCTTGCAACAGAAGAGTAATAGCAGAACGATCTAAGTTACACATCTTAGCAAACTTGTATTGCGATATATTATTTATTCTCAAGTAATCTTTTAGTTTCATTTTACTATCCTTATGAAAGCTATGCCCAATAAGTTAGTTCACTAATTCGAATACTGCGATAAGAAACAGTCCTCAACGAATGGACATAGCATAATTAATATTTATCATACTGTTGACAAAATGTAAATACTGTATTACAACTATCTTGGAGGTGCAAAATGGAAATACCAGATTATTGTAAAAACTTTGGTTTGTTTCATCAATCAGCAAGTACAGCTAACTTGCCAATAGATCAAGCCATACTCAAACTATATCTTAGACAGGAACACAAACTTAACTATCCTGATGCAGCACGAATGATGCTAGGCAGACTAGTGCAAACTGCAATAGATCATCACTTAGGTTTGCATGACTTCTCGCCAATCAAAGGACAACAAGAAGGTCTTGAGATAAATCAGGCAATCAGGGAGTCGTTGACAGAATATCAACAGTACACACCAAGGACTTGGGATAACGGAAAAGACCAGCTAGAGTACGATACATACCAAGATTACCTTCCTGATATGGTCAAGGTAGCAGCACAAGGAATCAAGGAGTATTTTCAGAATGTCAACAGTATTGATGGAGAGTTTGCTCAACATCATATTGAAGAGCAGATAGACGTACCTGTATTATATTATCAGGATTATTCAGGTGGTGGCAGACAGATTGATTTAAAATGTCATGCACCAATCAAAAACCCTACAAAGAAAGATGGCACATCAACTTGGAGAATACCAAAGCCGAGGACAGAACCTTTGCCATCTTGGATCAGACAACAGGCAGTTTACTGGAAAGCAACAGGACAGAAACCAGCATTGCTTTCAGTAACAGCAACAGATTATCATATCATTGATGAAAAGAATTGTGAGCAGATGCAAGATGAATATTTGCAAGTTGCTTACGATAGCGTGGTACATGACTGGAAAGTTATGCAAAACTTATTTAAAGATAGTCGAGGTAGCTGGATTGAACTCAAGAACAGAGTCAAGCTAGACTATCCTGAAGTATTGCAGAGATATGGACCTGACATTGCCAAATTAGCACAACAACTATGGAGTAAATAATGACTGAAGTATATAAACTACACAGAAAAGATGCAGATACAACTAGCATTGAGTCTGCTCAGAATGTCAAAGTAAATCGTCTAGAAAAAATAGTCTACGAAGTTATAGATAACTTTGGAACAAGTGGCTGCATACAAGATGATGTACTACAAGAGTTACATGACTATCCTTATTCTACTGTTACTGCTCGTTTTAAAGCCTTGGAAGAGAAGAACATGATTGTCAGGTGCGAACATACACGAAAAGGTAAAAGAGGTCGTAAACAGCGAATTATGATGTCTAAAAGATTTTACGATCATAATGATGGTATGACTGACGAGGAACTACAACAAGGTATTTTAGGAGTGTGATATGAACAAAAAAGAATTTAGCAAAGTATTAGAACTTACTCAGGCAAAGGATATGTTAGAGATAAAACAAAAAGAGCTTGAACAACAGATAGAAGAACTGAAAGCAGACAAAAGAAATCTTCAACAACAAGTATTGTTACTGCAATTAGTTACAGGAGCAAAGAATGGCTGATCTAAATAAAACTATGGATGCAGTTGCAGAACTGCACAAATCGCATGGAGTAAAACAAAAAGGTGGCAAACTTTATACACAGGTTGTCCACAGGATGGAAGCCTTTAGAAAACATCATGGCACAGACTTTGGTGTAGATACGTCTATACTTGTCAATGATGGACAAAAGGTTGTAGTCAAGGCAATCATCACAGACAAAGATGGTCGTACAGTTGGTGCTGGTATGGCTGAAGAAATACGAGGGCAAGGACTAGTCAACACAACATCTGCTCTGGAAAATGCAGAAACTTCTGCAATAGGAAGAGCATTGGCTAGTCTTGGTCTTGCTGGTGGAGAATACGCATCTGCAAACGAAATGGATGCAGTAGTACGCAAGACTGATGCTATCGAAAAAAAACCTCATACAGAGGTTAAGAAACAGGAGATTGATCCAGCACCTCAAACAGGTCAGTCTCCTGCTCAATACTCTCAAGAAGAAAGTAAAGCTGCTTTATCTAGGCTATCAAGTTCTATTGCTAACGCAGAAACAATTAAGTACAAAGACCAGCCTGAAGGTCAAAGAGTTATTTACTTGAATAAACTTTTTAGAGATAGTGCAACTATTATTTCTAAAATGACAAAAGAACACAGAGAGGAAATAACAAATGAGTTTTTAGCAATGGAAGAAAAACTTGGCAAAATATATCGACAAACACAATTAGGAAGGTCTTAACATGAAGCAATACAAAAAATTATTAAGCATAGGTTTGTTTACAAACACAGGTGGTAAAGTCAAAGCTGGTAACAGTGGATGGAGTCCATACGTTGATGGCAAACCTGGAGATGTTACACTCAAAGGAGATGTAAAGTATCAGGTATCTTTGTTTGAAAACGATAATGGATCTATGTCAATCTCAATATCAGAGATAATTGATCCATACAAAGGTGTAAAGTTTGACTCTATATCAGAGCAAATATCACAAACTGGTATGAAATCTATTGCAGAAGCATTAGAAATCAAAAAAGAAGAAGATAATAATTATTAAAATTACATCTTTTTCTTTGGTTTTTTACCAGCTTTTTTCATGGAAATGGCAGTAGCAGCTTGCTTCTTCATCTTAGCTGTTTTGCCTTTTCCTTTTTTTCCGTAATGTCCTGGCATAATTCTCTCCTTTTCTAGTGTTTGCATTTTGATTTGCACTGTGTCTGATCTAAAACTATCAAACTTTTCTTTTATCCACAAATAAATTTTACCTATCATATTCAACTCCATTTAGTTCTGTTTGCCCAGTAAGCAGCAGACATCTTACCTTTGGCTATGTTCTTTGCGTGTCTAGCCTTGAAAGATTTTTTTCTTGCTTTGTCTTTTGCTGACTTGGGATTAGCACCAGCACCAGTTACTCCTTGTTGTCCAAACCTTATTGTCTTTACTTTGTTTCCTTCTTTTGCCACAACAACATGACTTTTAGTAGGATGGTTTGGTGTCCTCTTTACTTTGTTGTAGCCTGACAATCCTAGTCTTTTTAGTGTTGCTTGACTCATGCAATCAATCCATGCCTGTAACCATTTTGTTTATCGTATGTCAAAGTTTCTCTTCTGCCATCTGGAACATAAGAACAATGAATCCAACCTGTATTACCACCAGTAAAACATTCTAATATTAGCTGATCGAACTCCAAGTTCTCCTCTATCCAACTAGCTAGTTTGTAATTACTGACACCAGCTACCTCAAAGTCTGCTGCCTGACCTTGTGCATGTTGACTGTCTTTGCTACTACCAATAGCAATACACAACTCAGGACAACGATAGCCACTAGATACAATGAAAGAGCCATACTGATCTCTCACTGGCTGTAATATATTCTCACACAAAGCAACCATATTCTCTATGTGTTCAGCAGTAGGCTTGTTATCGATACCTCTTCTCTCTGCTGTTTGACTCTTTGTTAACTCTAGTAAACTAAAGTTTTTTGATAAAAGCATTACGCTTTACCTCTTTTCTTTTTCATAACTTTCTTTGCCATAGTTGAGTTTCTAAGTTTCTTGAAATCTGCTGCTGTTATCTTGTTTCTTGGCTCTGCAACTCTAGCTATCTTTTTTTGTTTTCTTGTTAATGGCATTACTTTTTCCTCTTCTTGACTGTTTTCTTTTTACCTTTCAATAAATCTGCATCTGCTTTTCTTGCACCACCTTTTCCAGAGACAAAAGATTTAATTCTGCCCATTGCCCATTGATGTGCCGATACTTTTGGTCTACTCCCTGATGAATAGTATGCACCCAAACCTCTTTTATAAACCTTATCAAGAGTTCCTTTTGAGTATCTTGATGCACCTGAAATACCAGCATATCTTGACATTATCCCTTGCTCCTTCTCTTGCTTATGGCATCCATCATAGCCTTTGTAAGTTTGCCTTGTCTATATAATTTGCGTGTACGCAGTATCTCTTTCTCTCTAGCAGTAGGATTTTTTGCACCTGACACATACTTCTTTGGTACACCTTTTTTAGTCTTTGGAACTTTTGCAAATTTTCTTCTCATCTTTTTTTTCTCTTTGCTTGTTGAAAATTCTTTGCAGTAGGTCTGCCTTTTTGTCCAGGCTTACGCATCTTCTCACCACTACCAGCCTTTATTCTTTTTCTTTTAGCGTGTATGTTTCTGTATAAACTCATGGCTTTTTCCTCAACATCTTTGCAGCTTGTCCTACTCCTTTAATACCAAAACTAGCAGATATTGCTATATATAACAAATACTGATACCAGTCTGGTAAAGTCTCAAGCACTACAAACCCTTGTTTTACATAT